TTCACTAGCCTGCTCATTTCATCGACGGTGTACGCCGTCGGTGCCCGCTTCACCTTCTTTTGGCGAGGCAGTCCCGGCCACTCGCCGGCGTGCAACTTTTTCTTGCACGCCCAGGTCCAGATCGCCAGCAGTTGGCTGCGGTCTTTGGCGACCGTGTGCGGGCTGACCACGCGGCCTCGGCACGGGTTGGTCGCCCGCCACCGCAAGAACTTCGACACCGCCACGTCTTCGAGGTCCGCGACCATGGGCTCGCGCCCCAGGAACTCTGCGAACTTGTCGATGGTGTGACCATAGAGCGACACCGACCGATCCGACAGAATCATCAGCAGGGCGTACCGATCCAACAACTCTCGCAACGTCATCTCGCACCCCCTTTTTTCTGCCCATGATAGCAGCAGTGTACAGGTGTTCAACGGAGCCCTCTCCGTTCAAACTACCCCCTGCGGTCGATCCTACGGAGGGTCGGCAGGCCGGGGCAAGCGGCTGGTAGGTTTGACGCCGAACTGTCGGCGACCTAGTATTTGGGCATGGTTGCTATGGCCTACAACATCGACGGCGTGGACTACCTCACCGTTCCCGAGGCGGTCGAGTTCATCGGCTGCACAGAAGGCTGGGTCCGACACCTGTGCCGCGAGGAAAAGCTCGAAAGCCGGATGCTCGGGAAGCGGCTGCGGCTCGTGGCGAAACGATCTGCCGCCCACGTCCGCGACACCCTGACCACCAGGGCGACCGGGAAAAAGCACCTGGCCAAGCGTCCCGCCGCGAAGCGGAAGTCGGCCAAGAAGGCCGCCCGGCGGAAGAAGTAGCCGTTAAAGCGGATCGCAAGGCAGCGGCATCCAGTGGCTTGGCTCTGTTGCCGCGTCATACGGCTCGCCAAGTTCCCACCTGCCAGCCATGTCAACGGACGCTATGCAGTGTGCGTGCTCGTGCGGCTGGCACGGCACGAACGCCAGCACCCGGATGTAGGGCTGTGGCGTGTACTCGGCTGATTGGATCCACTGCTGCGTCATGGCGGCATCATAGCAGCCCCAACAGTTCGCCGCGCTTGACATGCTCGCCACTCTGGCGGCATGTCATACATCATCCACCACGGCGACTGCCGCGAAGTCATGGCGACGCTCGACGCCGAGAGCGTTGACGCCATCGTGAGCGATCCGCCCTACGGGCTTGAGTTCATGGGGAAGGACTGGGATTCCTTCGGCGGCAAGCACGGATGGAAAACCGGGGCCGGATTTTCTAAGCCTGGCATTGGCGACCGCCAGACAGCGTGGCCCTCTTTCACCGGTGCCAGCGATCAGTTCGGCGGAGCAAATCCGACCTGCGCATCCTGCGGCGGCCGTGCTCGCGGAAAAAAGAAATGCTCGTGCGAAGTTCCTGATTGGAGGGTAAAGGGCGAAAAACCAGACCGCGCCTATGGACGCCAAAGGCAAATGCTGGCGTTTCAAGAGGCAATGGAAAGCGTATTCCTAGAAGCTCTCCGCGTGGCGAAGCCAGGAGCCCACTTGCTCGCGTTCGGCGGGACTCGCACCTATCACCGGCTCGCCTGTGCCATCGAGGACGCTGGCTGGGAGATTCGTGATTGCGTGATGTGGGTGTACGGCAGCGGCTTCCCGAAGTCGCACGACGTGAGCAAGGCGATTGATAAGCGGGGCGGAAACGCGCACTTGACTGCTGAGATTGGGGCCGCTCTTAAGGCAGCGAGAAAGGCTCGCGGCATCAGCGCAACAGAAGCGGACCGCACTTACTGCGGTGGCGTCACGCTCTGGTCTTGGTACGAAGGCCGTCCGGCTGGGCAGCAGTTACCGGCTGCCGATGTGATGGCAAAGGTGGCCGCCGATTGGCCGGAGCTTCGGCAATACGCAGACCTGGTTGCCGAAGCCGAGCGTGAGGTAGTGAGGCAACAGCAACAAGGCAGGCTGGCAGTCGCGCCTGGACAACACAACGACCGCACCACGACAACGCTAGACATCACCGCCCCCGCCACCGACGCCGCCCGCCAGTGGTCCGGCTGGGGCACTGCGCTGAAGCCCGCCTGGGAGCCGATCATCGTGGCCCGCAAGCCGCTCGTCGGCACCGTCGCGGAGAACGTGCTGACGCATGGCACGGGGGCGATCAACGTAGATGGGTGCAGGGTGGGGACGGATGGCGGAACCGCAAAAGGCAATCCGCCGAAGGATGAAAGCAACGGCATCTACGGGCATGGCATAAACGGAGCCTGCGACATTCTCGACATCGGCAAAGGCCGCTGGCCTGCCAACCTGATCCACGACGGCAGCGAGGAGGTGGTGGGGCTGTTTCCGCAGACAACGAGCGGAAGCCGGAAGGCCGGACGGCATCTCGTCGCCGGAGGCCAAGGACGGTACGGGCTGTTCAGTGAAGGAGACCTGCCGGAGATCGTCGGCGACTCCGGTTCTGCCGCCCGCTTCTTCTACTGCGCCAAAGCGAGCAAGGCGGATCGGGATGAAGGGTGCGAGGGGCTGCCGCAGACGATCAAGCAGAGCGTGGCCCACGGCGACAAGCGGCACGGAACGCTGCCCTACACGAACGAGCCGCGAGAGATGAACCCTCGGCCGCGAGGAAACCACCACCCCACCGTCAAGCCCACCGACCTCATGCGTTACCTCTGCCGCCTTGTCACGCCACCCGGCGGCGTGGTGCTCGACCCGTTCACGGGAAGCGGCTCAACGGGCAAGGCCGCGACCCTCGAAGGCTTCCGGTTCATCGGCATCGAACGCGAGGCGGAATACGTTGAGATAGCCAAGGCGAGGATCGCGGCTGTCTCGAGCCCCGCCGGCCAGCTTTTCTAGCGGAACCCCCGTTTTCCCCGCAGAAAACGCACTCCCGAAAAATCCGATTCATCCCCTTGACGCCCAACTACCGATAACCTACACTGCCTCACGTCAGGCGATTGAGACCTGACGCAACGCCAACGGGAGACGAAACGATGGACGCCGCCAAGAACGCTGAGATCAGCCGCCGGATTCTTGCGAAGGTCGCCGAAGGCATGAGCATCAAGGAGGCCTTCGCCGCAGTGCTCGGCCAGGACAAGCTCGAGCTGTTGATCGACTCGCTCTACAACGAACTGCGACAGAAGGCCGCCGCCTGACCAGCCGCCACGCCCGCCGGCACTTCGCCGGCGGGCAACCGCGAAAGGACTTCGCCATGATCCACGACACGCTCCGTGCCCTGCTCATCATCGCCGTGCTCGCCGCCGGCAGTTCGCTCCTGGTCGAGACGCGGCAACGCCTCGCGGCGGTCGAGCTCGCATCCAGGATGGCAACGCAGCCGCAGCCAACGATGGCGTACCAGCCGATGCCGCAACCGGGCCGGCTTCAGCAGTTCGGCCGAGCCACGCTGAATCTGGCCGACGCAGCCCTCGGTGTTGTTCGCTGACCCAGATACCGATAGCCTACAGCCCATATGCCGATAGCCTTGATACTGTACGGATTTTCAATCCCCCCATTTTGTTGGCCTGCCCCCTTGCGTGCTTGCTGCACAGATGTATCCTTCGACCCCAACCCCAGGAGAGAACGTGATGACTGACCCGCACGACCGTGAATACGCCGCCGCCGTCGCCTACATGGGCGAGCACACCGTCTCGAGCGGCACGACCCGCTACCGAGACGGCAAGCTCGTCACGACCTACGCCGTGGGCAACCGGATTTTCTTCCTCGAGAAAGGCCAGACGCTCGCGGGCGTCGTGGTCGAGGTGCTGACCGAGGACACCTACCACGTGCGGCGGCATGTGCCCGACCACGGGAACCTGCACTACGCGGTGCACGCCGACCAGATAACGCCGTACTGACGCAGAAATCACGGACGAAACGGCACGGGGGTTGCCCCCCCCCCCCGCCGGTTTATCTTCGCCCCCTCAACAGAGGACACCCGTACAGAGGACCACCGCAAGACGGAGTCATTCGGTGGAAGGAGTGGTGTCGGAGACACCAGAGCAAGGACGCAACAACCACCCGCAACGCAGGACGCCGAGCGGGATTTTCAAAGGACATTCGCAATTCGCGAAACACGAAAGGACGCGACAGATGAGCACGGAAATCAGCACCCAGCGGGCCAGCGGCTTGGCCCTTCAATCGTTCGATGACGCCTTCCGCTTCAGCAAGATGGTGTCGGCGTCGGAGTTCGCCCCCAAGGATTTCAGGGGCAAGCCCGAGTCCTGCATGCTGGCCATCCAGCACGGCAGCGAGGTGGGCCTGTCCCCGATGCAGTCGCTGCAGTCGATCGCCGTTATCAACGGTCGCCCGACGATCTGGGGCGACGCGGCCCTGGCCCTGGTGCAGAGCAGCCCCGTCTGCGAGTACGTCCGCGAGTACACGGAAGGCGAAGGCGACGGCCTGGTGGCCGTTTGCGAAGCCAAGCGGCGTGGCTACCCTGCACCCACTGTCGTGC